GTAAAGGAATGTTCATTTTGCAGAGCATACCAAGAAGTTCCCATAGCCACTGCTACCTCCCTAGAGGGAGTCTTGTCACTCCCTCTTCTAGGGAGTTAAAAACCGCTTACGCCGCAACGCTTTTCGGGGGCTCGTGCCGGCCCCCGCGCTGCGGCTGCGGTTTTTCAATGACCCTCCACTGATTGCGAAGTATCGGGTCCGATGGATGGATATGAATGCCCAGCGCAAGCGCTGGAAGGGGTCTAGGAGGCGTCGGAGGGTGCGGATGGACTCGATGGAGGGTAAGCGGGGTCCGAGGGGCTGGAAACGGAAAGCCCCCGGATGGTGGTCCGAGGGCTCCGCGGGGTGGTGATGGGTGTGTTTGGCCTACTCGCCAGCGACGTCCTTCCACTCGGCGATCAGCGTTCGGCACCGATAGCAGATCTTCTGGAGCCCGAAGTTCTCGCAGGAGCAATGCGTCCGATCAGCCATTCGATGGCCCGCTTTCAATATAGCAGCCATCTTCTTGGATGTTTGGTCGGTAATGTATAACCGCTTTATATCAACAGAATCCAGAAGCTCCTTGTTAGCTGCCTCAAGCTCCTTGATGCGGTTCTTCATGTGAGCCACATCGGATTTGTATATCAGAGTGTAGTGGTCGAAGTTCACAGCGCCACCTCCTCGGCAACGAAGAAGTCCGACTCCTCGCCGTTCATGGTCACGCCATTGGTCCATGTCAGACCGATGCAGTCATCGTTGTAGTCGAACCGGATAAGGAAGTCATTGAGCTTGGGAGCGTATATCACCCGGTACCCATGGTTCTTCCAATGCACCGTCTTGCCGGCCAGCACCGCCTCTTTGATCTCTTTGAGTTTCATGTCGGGACACACCATACCGCTCCATGCTCAGTCGTCAACAGGAAAAGTGATGGAGATGAAAAGAATGTTCTGGACCGCTCCATGCTCCATGCTCGGGGCTCGGGGGTTCCGGATTCCGGGTTTCCGAATTCCGAATTCTGTATGGGGTATGGGGCGGCGCGGGGTGCGGGGCATAGCCCGGCATGAGCGGGTAGGACATGGCGTGTCTCACCTGGTCGGACATTGGGTGTCCTAGGGGGGGCGGGAGACGGGCTCCGGAATGGCGGGGCGAGTGGACACCGGATCCGGGCAAAGAAAAACCCCTAGGGGGAACCTAGGGGTGAGTGGGGGGGGAGTGGCCTACTTCTCAGCCGTTGCCGGCAAGGGCGCTGAGCGCCATGAGGGCAACGAAGAGGGCCGCAAGTAAGAGATACCCTAGGGCGCGGAATAGGTCGCTCATCGGAACTCCCTTCCGTCCACTACTTCCAAGCGCAATCCAAGGGGACCGAGTTTGCTCTCAATTACGGGGCGCACACGGTCGGCGCAGTCGGAGCAGAATACCTTCACAGATACGTAGTGGGGACCTTTGCAGGCTGAGAGCTCAACGGCCCGCCGATAGTCGAGAATCACCCCGCAGTCCGGGTGACCACAGAACATAGCGCGGCCCACGGCGGACTTGAATGCATCCCGTTGAATCAGATCGAAAGCGGTTTTCACTTGGTCACCCCTTCCTTGAAATGCCGGGCTCCGGTCCCGTGGGCCGGTATGAAAACGGAACGAACCCCCGATCGGGCGCCCGCGCAGGCGAGGCACTCCGAACACGGGGTTCCGGAGCGATCCGAAGCGCACAAGGTCTCGATCGAATGGTGATCGAGGTCGGGCGTCACGCGGAAGGTTGACCAGCCCATGGACCGGGCGATCACAAGTTCAGCGCTTGTGTCCACACTGGCCATGAGCAATTGACGCCAAGCTTGCAACGAGGGTTTGCGCCATTGATGGGTATACCCGGTCCAACCCGACGAAGCGCCCGCGATCGCAAGGGCGAGGCTCAAAGGTAGATGAGTCGGATCCCCGTAGGCTCCGAAACGAACCCGCCGACCCGCGAAAACGGAGACCGAAGGCAAGGGAAGATATGCGCCCGCTTTCCATGCGCGGTAAATGCCCAACGGCGCTTGGCCAACGTTGACGTAGCATGAACGACCGGAGCCGTCGCCGTTTCCGCGATGGATGCAGGAACCGCAGATGAGGCGATCGAGACCTTCCTGAATTGCGCGGACGGGATCGCAGGCTTTAACCAATATCCAGATTTGAACCATCGGGCCCGTTTTCCGATTGTCCGAAGGGTTCTCAAAGCCCGTCGCGATGATCACGCGGGCCGAGTCTTCATGGAGAATGAAGCCGTTCACTGGGCACCTCCTTCGAGAACCGCAAGGAAGCGATGCATGAGAGACCGCGCATGATCGGACTTTTCCAAGGGGGACAATGAAACGAGGGACGATATCGCCCGCGGGCGACCGTGGTTTATTGCATGCGTGAAGCCCGAGGAATACGCGCTCCGGAGCGCCGATGATCGGGAGGGATATCCCATCCCTCGAGCATCCAAGTAATCCAAGGAATCACAGCAGTAATGGAAGCCCGAGGCTTCCTCGAAAACCCGACAGGTTAAGCGATTCACTGAGCACCTCCGATCCAAAGGGACTCTTCACGGAGCCCGTTGATGATGACGATTGAGATAATCGCGACCCAGAAGAGGGCTGCGAGGATGCGTTTTGTTTTGGTTTTCATGGTGTTTTGAATGCCCCCATATCGGAGAGCGTGGGGGAAGGATTCCAAAGGAGACGCATCTTGTCAACGTCCGGCAACAAATAATTTGAAAGAGTGAAGCGGGCGAGGGAAAGCGAGGGAATGGCGAAGGTGAAGCAAACGGAAGCGCTACAGGTGGAAAGGGTGGAGATTGAGAAGCCAAAGCGGAAGGTGGGGAGGCCACTGAAAGTGATTCCCGAGAGCGATAGAAAAAAAGCTCTGGAAGCCTGCAAGCTTGGGATCCCATTGGAGCGAGTGGCGATTCTCTGCGGGTTCCCGTCGGGCAATGCGGGTGGATGGCATGACTTCCTTCGGCGCAATCCCGACTTCGCGGACCAACTGGAGAAGGCGAGGCTAGAGGGTGAACTAGAGCTTTCGTCGGTTGTTCGCCAGTGCGGCAACGGATGGCAAGGGTCCGCGTGGCTACTCGAGAGAACCCGCGGGTACGTTGCCCGCGCTCAATTGGAGCACACTGGGAAGGGAGGGAAAGAATTATCAATAAGTGGTTCACTACTCGGGGCATTCGGAGGAGGGAAATAGACCACGGGGGGGGGACGACCCCCAAGAGGGGGGTGGGTGTTACCTGTATACCCCTCCCCCTACCGCCCAAATTTTATGCCCGTCAAGCAAATTAAGCGTAAGAAATCCCCTTCACTCGGAATGGGTTCTCACATCCCTGCGTGGAAGCAGCGCAAGCTCCTGGAGGAGGCGCAGCAGCTGAAGAACTTTCCGAAGATGATGCTTGGCCTACGTGATACCTACCCCTGGCAGGAAGCGGTGCTCGGGGCGTTGAACGAGAAGCACTCGAAGGTGGCGCTCAAGGCTGCGAACGGCTCTGGAAAGACGAGCATGGTGGCCGCGAGCGCGGTGATCTGGCACATGCTCCGCTGGCCGGGGAGCTTGGTGGTCTGCACCGCTGGCGTGTACCGACAGGTGGCCGACGCTCTGTGGCCGCATCTGCGGAAGATGATCAATGGTTTGGGTGGAGAGGAGAACGGATTCTCGATCAAGGATGGCGAGATCCGGTATGTGTACCCGAAGAAAGTGGATGGGCAGGAGCTGATCAGCCGGTGCATCGGATTCTCTGCCAGCAACCCGGAGAAGGCGGAGGGCTGGCACGTTCAGGGTCCGAGCAACGACCTGATGTACATCGTCGATGAGGCGAAGGCGGTACCGGACGGGATATTCCAATCGATGGAGCGGTGCCAGCCTACGCGGACATTGCTGATGAGCAGCCCTGGAGGAAGCAGCGGGTACTTCTACGATGTCTTTAGGCGCAACGACGGCAAGTGGCAGACCTTCACGGTGACCGCTTACGACTGTCCGCACATCCGGAAGGAGTGGATCGATGAGCAGATGGCCCGCTGGGGCGAGGGTCACCCGCTGGTGCGCTCGATGATCTACGCGGAGTTCATGGAGGATGACGGGAGCCTCACCGCGGTCAAAACCGCCGACTGGCAGAAGGTTGTCAGTGGCCCACCCAAGGAGGATACGGATGGCCACCGGCTGACCGCGGGCTGCGATTTCAGCGCCGGCGGCGACGAGAGCGTGATGGTGGTGCGACAGGGGAACACGGTGAAGGGACTGATCCGCTGGCGGGACAAGGACACGATGGCCAGCGTGGGCCGGTTCATCGCGGAGTTCAGGAAGTGGAAGCTGAAGGCCGAAGACATTTACGCGGATGTAGGAGGCATGGGGGTTGTCATGTGCGACGCCCTGCGAGCGGAGGGCTGGGATGTGCGCCGGGTGAACTTCGGGGAGAGGGCCATTCGGGATGATCAGTTCGTGAACCGGGCGGCGGAGATGTGGATCGAGTTCGGGCGGATGGTAGAGGAGGGGAAGGTGAACCTGGGACCGGTCGGGACCGACGAGGTGCTGCTCCAGCAGTTCGTGAGCCGGAAGGTGCGGACGAATGGGAAGGGCAAGCTCACGCTGGAGGGGAAGGACGAGCTACGGGCCAGAGGGGTTAACAGCCCGGACCGTGCGGATGCGATGGTACTGGCCTTCTGCGGTGGTGGCGGGAAGCGGATGGATGAGTACATGAAGGCATTGGGCGAGGATGGGCGGAGCCTGCTGGAACGGATGGAGGATGAGCTAGGGGCGATAGAGCCAGAGGGGGTTGCGCTTGCTGGTTGCGAGGTGGGGGGATAAGAGGAGGGGAGGACATTTATGATGACCGATAAACAGCGGAGTGCGTTGCAGGGGCAGATTGTCGAGGCTGTGGGCCAGCGCAGCCCGTGGGAGCTGCGGCAGACGAGGTGGTACGAGCTGCGGCACCATGGATTGCGCCGTACGAACAAGCCCTGGCCGAAGGCCGCGGACCTGCACTGGCCGCTGATCGATACCGCGATCGAGAAGCTGAAGCCGCTCTTCCTCCAGCAGGCGCTGGGCATGGATGTGGTGGCCAGCTTTGTGCCGATGCGCCAGCAGTTGAATGCGTACACGAAGGTCGCGGAGGACTGGTTCAACTACAAGATCCGGGAGAAGACCAACTTCGTGGATGAGGTGCTGAGCTGGGTGGACTACACGCTGATGAGTGGGCGTGGGGTGATGAAGTGTTTCTGGAATCCGGGGGATAAGCGGGTGGGGTTCGAGGCGGTGGACCCGATGTATTTCGTGGTGCCGCCGTACACCACGGA